CTGTAGAGCAGGTGGAGCAGGTAATGCAGGTGGTTTTGATCCACCAGAAGGAAACCCAGGTGGAACAGGAAATATAGCAGGTAATCCTTGTACTGCAGCAGGTGGTGGTGGACATGGAGCAGTAGGTGGAAACCCAGCAGCACCAGCAACTGGTGGTGTGGGTGGAGCAGGAACAGATTTTAGTCCAGATTATCCAGGTGCACCAAATTGTGGAACATATGCTGGCGGTGGTGGCGGCGGTTCAACAGCTACAGGCGGTACTGGAGGAACTGGTGGTGGAGGTCCTGCAAGTAACGGAGCACAAGCACCAAGAAATGCAACAACCAATACTGGTGGTGGCGGTGGAGGAACAGTAGGTCCATCATCAAGTCCAACACAAGGTGGTAATGGTGGATCAGGAATAGTTATAGTAAAAGAATTAGATAAGGCTTCAGGAGTCTGGAGTCTTAATGAACAATTAGATCAAATAGATGCAGGCACATGGCCTAATAGACTAGCAGACATAGATTACTTAGTCGTTGCTGGTGGAGCTGGTGGTGGAGGTGGAAATAGTGCACCAGGTCAAGGAGCTGGTGGAGGTGGTGCAGGAGGTTATCGTGCATCAGGTTTTGGACCAAGCCCATTAAAGGCTTCTTCTGGATTAGAATTAAGTTTAGGAACATACGCAATCACAGTTGGAGGTGGTGGAACAGGTGGAACTTTTCCTACTTGTGGTGGTAGAGGTGGTCAAGGAAATGACTCAAGTCTTTCTACAATAACATCAAGCGGTGGTGGATCTGGAGGAGGTGGCCCTGGCGGTGGAGCTGGAGCTGGTATTCCTGGAGGATCTGGTGGTGGTGGAGGTGGACCAGGTGCTGGTGGTGGTTCTGGAAATAAAGGTTGTTTTAGTCCGCCTGAAGGAAACGATGGTGGATCTGCACCAGGAGCGCCTAATACAATTGGTGGTGGAGGTGGTGGTGCTATGCAAGCAGGACAATCAGGTTGTGGACCAGGAAATCCTGCAGGACCAGGAGGCACAGGAGCACCAAACAACATTGCTGGAAATGCAGTGACAGTCTCTGGTGGCGGAGGTGGTGGTGGATCTACCAATAACTCTGGACCAGGAGATGGTGGTTGTGGTGGATCAGGTGGTGGCGGAGATGGTGCTAACACAGGAGCCGTAGCTGCAGCTGGAACAGTCAACACTGGCGGTGGCGGTGGTGGCGGAGGTGGTCAAGGAACCCCAAGTCAAAACGGTGGAGCAGGTGGTTCAGGTATTGTCATTGCAAGAGGACCATCATCAGCAGGACTTATTTTTACAACATGTAGTGCATGTGCACCAGTTATATCAACTGATGGAATTAATCAAATTGCACAAATAAAAACATCAACTAATTTAAATATTTTAGATAATGGAAGCGCAACAGCATTTGACTATTTAGTAGTAGCTGGTGGTGGTGCTGGCGGTGGAGGAGAAACTAACGCTGGTGGCGGTGGCGGTGGTGGAGCAGGTGGTTTTAGATCATCTTTTCCAGGTGGAACAAAATTATTTTTACAACCAGGGCCACACGCTGTTACAATTGGAGCAGGTGGAACTGCACCAGGTTTAGCTGGTAATTCAGGAAACCCTTCTTCAATAGGATACATTGTTTCAGCTGGTGGTGGAGCAGGTGGAAATACTAGATCACCAGGGCCTTCATCTATTGTAGGATCACCAGGTGGATCAGGTGGTGGAGGTGGAGATGTAAAAGCAGGTGGATCAGGATGTACAGTATTTAGTTCACCAGTATTATCAGGAAAACAAGGAAATCCAGGTGGATGTCATGCACCAGATCCTCCAGGATCAGGTGGAGCAGGTGGTGGTGGCGCAGGGGCAGCAGGATCTATAACTCCAGGTTCAGATATTGGGGGAGCAGGTGGAGCTGGTTTAACAAACACTATTAATAACTCTTGTACAACATACGCTGGAGGTGGTGGAGCGGGATCACATTCTAATGCAGCAGGTGGAGCTGGTGGATCAGGTGGTGGTGGAGCTGGTGGTTCAAATGCTCCAGGATCTCCGACTGCATGCGGAGCTGCAGGATCAGTAAATACTGGTGGTGGCGGTGGAGGTGGTGCTTCAACTCCAGGACCTCATCCAGGAGATCATCCAGGAGGGGCAGGTGGATCAGGAATTATAATATTAAGAGCACCTGGACCACAAGGACCTACATTTAGTGTAGCACCAGGAACTAATACAAAAACAACATTACCAGGGCCTGCAGGAGGCTGCACTGTATTAACATATACTGTAACTGGGACGTTGACAATTAGTTAAGATTAAAATATAAAATATAAATTTAAGGAGTAATAATATGGCACATTTTGCAGAATTAAAAGCAATGACAGATCCAACTGGATTTACGTCAGATTCACATCAAGTAGTACAAAGAGTTGTTGTGGTAGGTAATGATGTATCTACAGCGGCAGGACCATTAGGAGAAAATGATATGCACGTAGATGGAGAAAATTGGTGTATTAATTTTTTCAATGGTGGTATTTGGAAACAAACTTCTTATAATCATAATTTTAGAAAACAATATGCGGGAAAAGGAATGGTTTATGATCCTGTAAAAGATAAATTTATAGGACAACAACCTTACGCATCATGGTTATTAAATGATAGTGATGATTGGCAAGCACCAATAACATATCCAACAATCACAGAAGAAGGTGATGTTGATTATTTAATTAATTGGAACGAAGATAAATATAACGCTGACAACACAACGGGTTGGGAAGCAGTAAAATCAGACGACGAATCGGAAACACCTACCAAATACAATTGGAACGGCACAGCTTGGGTGTCCGAATAGGAGACTCAAATGCCCAGAAATAAATCGGGTTCAGCTAACGGTGGAATAATTGGAAAAAGGAATTTAGCATCTTTTGGAAAAAATGTTGTTACAGTAGTAACATCAACATCCACATCACCTGTTTCATCTTCAACTAAAGAAGTAAATGTTTTAGCAGTAGCAGGCGGTGGCGGTGGTGGTCAAGGTTCACCTATGGGTGGTGGCGGTGGAGCTGGTGGTGTTGTTCAACAAGATATTACAGTATGTGGTTCTGCATCAGTTGTAATTGGTGCTGGTGCGCCAGGTGGTAGTCCAGCTTTTCCATCAGGACCTTTAACATATAATACAGGATGTAATACAACAGTAACAGGAATTGATTCAGCAAACGTAGTCACTGCGTGTGGCGGTGGCGGTGGTGGAGCTAGAGGACCAGGTGGTCCGTTAGCACCAGGTAAAGGTGGTCCAGGTGGATCAGGTGGTGGCGGTGGTAATCCAGGTTCTGGAACATCTAATCCAGGAGTTTTTCCAGCAACAGCCGGTTGTGGAGTACCAGGTCAAGGAAATAACGGAGGTGCAGGTGCACATGGTTTAGGACCTCCAGGTAGAGAATTTGGTGGTGGTGGAGGTGGCCACGGAGCTGTAGGAGGGTCTGCAGCACAGAATCAAAACACTGCTCCTTTTGGATCAGCAGGAGCCGGTGGTGCAGGCACAGATTTTAGTCCAAGTTATCCAGGTTTACCAAACTCAGGAGTTTTAGCTGCAGGTGGTGGAGGAGGAAATGCCTCTCCAGGAACTTGTTCAGCAGATGGTGGAAGTAGTAATACAGGAGGTAGAGGTGCATCTTCAAATCCATCTAGTCCTAGATCAGCAGGAAATGGAGTTGCCAACACTGGTAGTGGTGGTGGAGGAGCAGCGCATCCTAACAATAGTGGTAACGGTGGATCAGGTGTTGTTGCAATAAAAGAATTAAACAAAGCAAGTGGTGTGTGGTCAATGCAAAGTCAATTTAGTGCCAAGTCTCAAGGAACATGGCCTGATGGCTCTGTTGCTTTAGGTGTTAGTTTAGATTATTTAGTAGTTGCTGGCGGTGGTGGAGGCGGTAAATCATGTAGTAGAGCAGCAGGTGGAGGGGGAGCTGGAGGCTATAGAGCTTCTGGTTATGGACCTAGCCCACTTAGAGGATCAGCAACTCCAGTCAATTTAACCACAGGATCTTACGCGATTACAGTTGGAGCTGGTGGAGCAACAGGATCTTACGCTGTAAGAGGAGTTCAAGGTAATGAATCAACATTTTCAACAATAACATCTGCAGGTGGTGGTGGAGGTGGATCTGAACAAGGTTGTGTAAAAGCTGGAGGACCAGGAGGATCTGGAGGTGGTGCTGGTGGAGCAGGACCTGCAGGAACATCAGCAAATGGTGGTTGTGGAAACCAACCTCCAGTTAGTCCACCACAAGGTAATCATGGTGGTAATTCTAACTTGTCTAATGGACCAACAAGTGCCGGAGGTGGTGGTGGAGGTGCAACCGGAGTGGGAACACCTGGTAATAAATGTAGTGGACCAGGAGGACCAGGAGGTGCTGGTGCACCAAACGATATTTTAGGACCATCAACAACATACGCTGGTGGTGGAGGTGGAGTTAGAAATGATTCTCCAGGAGCTGGATCAGGTGGTTCAGGTGGAGGAGGAAATGCATCTATCGATGGTTGTGGTAGTGCAGGAACAGCTAACACTGGTGGTGGAGGTGGTGCAAGTGCTGCAGAGCCAGGCCCATCAAAAGCAGCAGGAGCTGGTGGTTCAGGTATTGTTATTATTAGAGGACCTAGTGCAATAACTTTTGCAGGAAGTCCTTGTGCAGCATTTACAGGATCAACACATCCTGGCGGAGATAAAATAGCTAAATTCACAGCTTCGGGAACATTGACTATTTCTAAATAATTGCTATAAGAAAGACATAGAAAGATGAACTTAACAAATTATTATTGGTATTTTCAATCAGCAATTCCAGAGCGTATTTGTGATGAAATAGTTAAATATGGAAAATCTATTTCTGATCAAATGGCAGTGACTGGTGGTTATGGTGATGGCAGAAAATTAAATAAAAAACAAGTAAAAGATTTAAAACAAAAAAGAGATTCTAATATTGTTTGGATGAATGATAGATGGATTTATAAAGAAATACAACCGTATGTTCATCAAGCAAATGCAAATGCAGGTTGGAATTTTCAATGGGATTTTTCTGAGTCTTGTCAATTTACAAAATATGAAAAAGGTCAGTTTTATGATTGGCATTGCGATGGTTGGGATCGACCTTATTTTAGACCAGATAATCCACAGGATCCCTCTAATGGCAAAATTAGAAAGTTATCAGTAACCGTTAGTTTATCAGATCCAAAAGATTATAAAGGTGGTGAATTAGAGTTTGATTTTAGAAACAAAGATCCTGATAAAAAATCTGATATCAGAAAATGCACAGAGATATTACCAAAAGGATCTTTAGTTGTATTTCCTGGATTTGTTTGGCACAGAGTATGTCCAGTTAAAAAAGGATCAAGATATAGTTTAGTTATATGGAATTTAGGATGGCCCTATAAATGAGCATGACTTTTCCACAACAATTAAATTTAGAACAATATTTCTCGTGTCCTATATGGTGGGCAGACCAACCTAAATTTGTAAATAAATTAAATAAAGCCTCTGATAAATATATAAAAATATCACAAAAAAATTCAAAAGAATCAATAGATAAACGTAATAAAAAATTTGGTGACAAAGGGGACATGGGTCACGTGTTTCATTCAACGTCATTAATTGGTGATCCAAAATTTAAAGATCTACAGGATTATGTAGGGGCAACGTCCCACAATTTATTAGTTGAAATGGGTTTTGATCTAAGTCAATATCAAGTGTTTACAACAGAAATGTGGGTTCAAGAGTTTGCTAAAAAAGGCGGTGGACACCATACTTTACACACACATTGGAATGGACATATATCTGGTTTTTATTTTTTAAAAGCAAGTGAAGCTACATCTTTACCTGTTTTTGAAGACCCAAGACCAGGTAATGTGATGAATCTTTTACCAGAAAAAGATAAAACAAAAGTCACATATGCAAGTTCACAAATTCATTATAAAGTTAAACCAGGTAGAATGATATTTTTTCCATCCTATATGCCACATCAATATATGGTTGATATGGGGTATGAACCATTTAGGTTTATACATTGGAACTGCCAAGCGATACCGAAAGGAGTTTTAGATGTCGTTCAAAAAAAATAAATACACAGTTTTAAAAAATGCAATATCAAAAGAGCTAGCAGATTTTGTTTATAAATATTTTAAAAATAAAAGAAACGTAGCAAGAATTCTATTTGATTCGAGATACATTTCACCTTTTACAGAATACTGGGGTATATGGAATGATGAACAAGTTCCAAATACTTATTCACATTATGGTGACATTGCAATGGAGACATTGCTGCAAGAAGTAAAACCCGTCATGGAAAAACACACAGGGTTAAAGCTGTCTGAAACATACTCTTATGCAAGAATATATAAAAATGGAGATGTGCTTGCAAGACACAAAGATAGATATTCATGTGAGATATCCACTACTTTAAACTTAGGTGGTGACCCGTGGCCTATCTATCTTGATCCTACGGGTAAAAAAGGTCAAGCAGGTATTAAAGTAGATTTAAAACCAGGTGATATGTTAATATATTCTGGTTGTGATCTAGAACATTGGAGAGAAGAATTTAAAGGTGAAAACTGTGGTCAGGTATTTTTACATTATAACAAGGCCAACTCTAAAATGGCTAAAGAAAACTCATTAGATAAAAGACCCTTAATAGGTCTGCCTGCATGGTTTAAAGGCATGAAGTTGACAAAATCAAAAAAATAGTTTATAGATTAGGCTTGCAGGGGGATGATCCACCACAGATTCCCTCTGCTTAAAATCTATTGAAATCACTCACAATCTGATATAACACCTAATAAACAGGTTTTTATATGCTACAGAAATTAGGATTTTTACCAGGATTCAACAAACAAGTTACAGAAACTGGGGCTGAGGGCCAATGGTTTGATGGTGACAATGTTAGATTTAGATATGGTTCACCAGAAAAAATAGGTGGTTGGCAACAGTTAGGAGAAGATAAACTTACTGGAGCAGGCAGAGCTATTCACCATTTTGACGATAATGCAGGTATTAAATACGCTGCCATAGGGACAAATAGAATTTTATATGTATATTCCGGAGGAATATTTTACGACATTCATCCTATAAGAACTACAATCACTGGAGCTAATTTTACCAGCACCTCCTCTTCAAGAACTGTAACCGTTACTTTAGGATCCCCACATGGATTAAATGAAAATGATATTGTTTTATTTGACAGTGTAACTGGTTTAACTGGCTCAACATTTACCAACGCTACTTTTGAAGACAATAAGTTTATGGTTACTTCGGTGCCAACCACAACGACTTTTACTATAACTATGGATACAGCAGAGTCTGGCACACCATTAAGTTCTGCCGGATCAGCATCTGTACTAATATATTATACAGTGGGACCAGCACAACAATTAGGTGGTTTTGGTTGGGGTACAGGTTTATGGTCTGGTACTGCTTTAGGCGCCGCTACTACAACTCTAGCCTCTACAATTAATGATACAGTAACAGATATACCTTTAACTAACTCTGCAGCTTTTCCGTCTTCAGGAGAAATTAGAATAGGATCTGAAGATATAAGTTTTACAGCTAATAATACTACAACAAATATTTTAAGTGGTGGTGCAAGAGAGGTTAATGGTACAACCAAAGCAGGGCATAGTGCAGGTGCAACAGTTACAGATATTTCTAAGTTTGTTGCTTGGGGTGACCCATCTTCTTCTGATTTTACGATTGATCCAGGTTTATGGATATTAGATAACTTTGGTACAAAACTAATTGCGTTAATATATAATGGACAATGTTTTGAGTGGGATGCTGCAGCGGCAAACGCTACAGGAAACAGGGCAACAATTATTGCAAATGCACCAACTAAATCAAGACATGTACTGGTGTCTACTCCGGATAGACACTTAGTTTTTTTTGGAACTGAAACCACTGTTGGAGATCCATCAACACAAGATGATATGTTTATAAGATTTTCTGATCAGGAAAATATTTCTGGCACTAATGCATATACGGTTACCGCCACCAATACAGCTGGCACACAAAGACTTGCAGATGGTTCTGAAATTATGGGAGCTATTAGAGGTAGGGATGCTATTTATGTTTGGACTGATACAGCATTGTTTCTTATGAAATTTGTGGGTCAACCATTTACTTTCTCATTTGAACAAGTGGGTACAAACTGTGGGTTGTTTGGAAAGAATGCTTGCATAGAGGTTGATGGCACAGCCTATTGGATGTCAGAAAATGGATTCTTTCAATATGATGGTCAATTAAAATCTATGCCATGTTTAGTAGAAGACCATGTTTACGATGACATAAACGCTACATCTAGAGATCTTATTAATGCAGGTTTAAATAATTTATTTGGTGAAGTAAGTTGGTTTTATTGCACGGAGGCCTCTGATCAAATTGACAGGGTGGTTACGTACAATTATCTTGACTCAACAAAACAACGTCCTATTTGGACCACTGGCACACTACCTAGGGCAGCATGGCAAGACTCCGCTGTTTTTGATAGACCACATGCAACTTTTTATGATCCCAGCAGTAACGCTTCGTATGATGTTACTGGTAATACGGACGGTTGTACTATATACTATCAACAGGAAACAGGGACCGATCAGATAAACGCTGGTGGAGTTATTACTGCAGTGTTAGCAAATATTGTTTCTGGTGATTTTGATATTACTAGAAGAACAGTTAGAGGTCAGACTGTTGGAACACCGGATCTTAGAGGTGATGGAGAATTTATAATGAGAATAAGTAGATTTATACCAGACTTTATTTCACAAACAGGAGACACTCAAATTAGTTTTCAAACTAGAGATTTTCCAAATAGTTCACCAACCACAACAAGTTTCACATCGACACCATCTACGACTAAAGTAGATACTAGGTTAAGAGCTAGATCCATAGCTTTAAAAGTTGCAAACACTTCTACAAGTCAAGCTTGGAAACTAGGAACATTTAGATTAGATATTCACCCAGGAGGTAGAAGATAATGACTACATTAACTGATGAGCAAATAAGAGCTGCAGGTATATTATATTTACCAAAGCAACAGTATTTAGCAGATCCTTTTCTTTTACCTGAAGAAGACCAAGAAGATGGAGGTGATGGCGGCGGTGGAGTTAATCTAACTCGGCCTACCAACGTGGGAAGTGGTGGAATTAGCACCTTACCTGCAGGTCAATTAATGGCTAATTTTGAAGATGCTATTTCTTCTAGACAAAAAAGATTAACAGATCCAAGCCCTTTTGCACAAAAACTTTATGATTTTGGTCTTCCAAAACAAAGATCAGTGGATCAAATGATGAGAGATGCAACTGCATTTAACATGGCACAATTAGGTCCTGATTTTAGTCAGATAGGTATAACATCAAATATGACAGGACCGGAAATAAGACAAGCAATGGCAGAGTATGCAGCAGACGAAACAAGTATTGGAAATTATCCGGTAGAAGATCCTAGAGACGTAAGGTTTCAATTTGGCATTCCTACTTTAGGACGTATTTTAAGTGCAGCTCTTCCAAGTAGTTACTATGATAAAATGACTGTGCCAGAGCAAATCTATACACAAACTAAAATGGGTTACACTGGTCCAACTGTATTTGGAGAAAATACTACAGGTGGCAACAAAGATATTTTTGGTAGAAATGTTGTTTCTGGTTTTGGTAACTATGTAGAAAAACAGAAAAAAGATATTGCAAAATTAGATAAATATTTTGGATCTGAACTATTTGATAAAAGATATGGTGAGGACACTGTGTTAGAATTTGATGAAACGATTGGTCAATTTGTATTTAAAGGACCGGGAGCCGAGGCTGCAACTAGAAGGAATAGATTAAATCTATTAAGATATAATTATGACAAAAAAGGTTTAAAAGAGTTCGAAGATATTAAAGATCAAACTGGTTTTACTGAAGTTGAAGAAGCAAGAAAAAAAGAAATAGCTACGACTCCAGGTAGAGAAACTGGAAGCGGTGGTAGAGAAGTTGCAACAGATGCAGGCGCAGTGGCTGGAGCTCAACAAGACATATCAAATTATCAAAGTTTTGGAGAAGTGCCACTTAAAAAAGGAGGACTAGCAGGAGTGCTAGGATATTAATTATGGCAAAAATTGTACAATCGTTAACAAGAGCAGAAGACGAATATAGCAGAGAAAACTTACAATCGTTAGTTAGAGATCTTGACGGTGTAATAACAAAATTAAATTCCTCTTTTCAGGATGAGGTAAAACAGGAGATAGAGGCTAGAACTTTTTTCTTAGATTCATAATGGCAGTAGTAAATCAATATAAATTTTACGGTAAAACTACTACGGCTGCAGAGTCCGTAGACATGTTGGAGCCAACTGTAAATGAAACCATAATAGTGAGATCCATAAGAGTTACTAATAAATCTGGATCTAACACACCAACGGTTACAATTAAAAATAATAACTTTGAGATTGTTAATACTCAACAACTTGCAACAGCCACTAGTGTAGAGATACTTAGTTTACCTTTAATAGTGGAGGGTGGTACTAAATTAGCCTATACAACAGCTGGCACAGTGTCTGATGGGGTAGTATTTGGTATTAGCTATCTCAATATATTAAAGGAGAAAACAGACTAATGAAAGTATTGAAAGCGGAAGTAGAGGAAACCTATAGACACAAAGAAACAGGTGAGGTTTTTAAAGAAAAAAAGGACTGGTTAGCTAAAGGTTATAAGCCAGAGGACATGGCTCAAGACGTTAAGGTGATCATGCCTCCTCTTGATTTGTTCGCTAAAACAAAGTAAAACGATAAATTAAGGTAAAAATATGGCTATATCTAGAATGCAAGAACCCCGACAGTTATATGGATTAGGTAGTTTAGTTAGAAAAATAACTAGACCTATTAAAAAAGCTGTCAAGGGTGTAAAAAAAATTGCTAAAAGTCCTATAGGTAAACTTGCTATATTAGGGGGTTTGGGGGCCTATGGCTTAGGAGCCTTAGGATCTGGAGGATTTAATCCGTTAGCAAAAGGATTTTTTAGTAAAGCTAATTTAGGAACAGGCTTATCAACATTTTTTAGCACACAAAATCCATTATTATTTAAAGATGGTGCATTTAATTTAGGTAGAGCTGGTATAACAGCTAGTGCACTTGGTGCTGCATTACCGTTTTTAGCACCAGGACTATTAGCACCTAAAGAAGAGGAAATGGAAGAGATAGATATTACTAGAACTCCAGATAGTATAGCTGCATTAAATCAAAGAGCTAGAGATTTTTATAACTATGGTGATGAAAATTTATTGTTTATGCCTCAAAAACAATATGTCATGAGAAATTTTTATGCTGCTAAAGGTGGACTAGCTGATGAAGAAGATGATGATAAAGAATTTGACAGAAATTTAACAGGCATCATGAGAATGCGAAGACAAAAAGGTGGGTCAGTGCCAGAATCAAAAGTAAAAGGTTATGATACACCAGCAGGATTTAACAAATTTGATTACCCTACTGGTGGAGTGTCTGTTAGAACACCTAAAAAACAAGGTGGACTTATGGATCTAGGTGGTTTAGAAATGGACTTCAGGGCAGAAGGTGGTTTTGTTCCGATCGGAGCAAAAGAAAAAGCAGACGACGTACCTGCAAGATTAAGTAAAAATGAGTTTGTAATGACGGCAGATGCTGTTAGGGGTGCTGGCAAAGGTAGTATAAAAGCTGGGGCACAAAAAATGTATAACACAATGAAGGAATTAGAACGTAGGGTAGGATAATGGCAGTACCAGATTATTTACAGGATTTCGTAACCGATTTTGCACAACAAGCAAAAACATCTTTTAGCGCACCGTTAGATCCAAAAACATTTATGGGTCCACAGTTTGTAGCTGGACTTGATCCATTACAAACACAAGCTATTGGAATTGCACAAGCAGGTGTTGGTAGCTTCGCACCATTTTTAGCTTCTGCGCAACAGGCTATAACGCAAGCAGGTCAAGACGTAGCTGGTTTACAACAGTTCGCAGGCACTGGAGCAGGGACCGGGGCTGGATCAATTGCAGCTTTTCAATCACCATTTCAACAACAAGTTATAGATGAATCATTAAGACAATTTGATTTATCAAGACAGGCTGGTCTACAAGAGATTGCAGATGCAGCAATAGCACAAGGAGCGTTTGGTGGTGGTAGACAAGGTGCATTAGAGGGACAGTTTAGAGCTGATACTGCACTAGGTAGAGCAGGACTTGAAGCACAATTAAGAGCACAAGGTTTTGCAGATGCAGCGGCTAGAAGAGGACAAGCATTTCAACAACAACAAGCACTAGCAGGTGCAAGAGCTGGATTAGCTGGTCAACAGTTTGGTTTATCTAACTTTTTAAGACAGGGAATGGGTCAAGATGTTTCTGCATTAGGATCTCTTGGTGCATTAAGACAAGGGTTAGACCAAGCAAGATTAACAGCTACACAACAAGCAGAACAAGCAAGTGCACTAGAGCCATACGGAAGATTAGAGAGATTTGGCACAGCTTTAACTGGATTATCAGGTGGTGTTGCAGCCCCAGGCATGCCAACACAAACACCAAATCCTTTTGGCACAGCTTTATCTAACGCTCTTGGTATTGGTAACTTGTTTGCTAATATATATGGAGCGATGAAGCCAAACTAATGAAAACTTTAAACAGACCAATGTTCAGAATGGGTGGCCCTATCAAAGAAGGGATCATGGACGGTATTGAAGAACCA